GTATCGCCAAATACTGCGAAATAACCTTCAATGTACTTTTTATTATCAGTTTCTGCAGCCCGAAATTGTGTAGCTTGGCATCGCATCTGGCGAGTCAATCTATTTTTCTCCACTTTCATCACCACCTTTTATGCGGTATCTATTCCATACACTCCGTCCTTTGTGATATAAGGGTCTGTTTTTGCTATGAATTCACTTTTGCCATTTTCATCTACAACGGGTTCTCCTGTAGACTCAAACAATCTAAATCTATTTCCAGCCCTTATTTCTTCAAACTCAATATCAATCCATTTATCACCTACTAAAACCTCTGCTCTCCTTAAATCATTCACCTTCATCACCTCCAATCAGTTTCTTCTGTTTGCCCAGCATGCTGGCCGGAATATAATTTTCAAGAGCAAGCAACTCATCCATCTCAGGATCCGGGGACATTCCAATCCAGTCACGCCACTCATTCCTACGCATTGCCATACGGTCCACCATTGCAGAACCGGCGGATACAATATCTTGCAAACTATACGAATACAAACTTCGTGGATTAAACCGCCAGTATAGGTCTGGCGAGTACAGAAGTTTCCGGGTAAGTTCCTGTTCAATGGCCTTTGCTTTTCCAAGTATCCTGGAACCAATGAAATTGTTGTATTCTTCCCGGTCAAAACTACCAACGCCAACTAAAAAAGGCGGTACGCCGAATATTCCGGCAACCGTCCTTTTGTCGAGCTCTATATTTTTTGCTATAGCAAGATCATTAAGTGTTAATGGTTTAACCTGTTCTACACTGAAAGCTTCTGCTGGGATAAACCATGGCCGACCGTTTTCACTGGCATCAAGGTACTGCTCGGATAACTTTTTTCGTCCCTCTTTGCTTGCAAATTCCTCTGTCAATCCATCGACTTTTACAATGATTGAAGGAGCTGGACTTTCAAGTAATGCTTGCTTTGTGGCAGTAGCTTGTTTTAGTCCCTTAACAATATCCCTCAATACTACCTTATAACCTGTGCCTACCCATGGCCGTTCAGGGTTTGGATTAATTACAAAGTGCAGAACCTCGTCCGGAGAAAAAGTTTTATCTCCATACCTGATTATATAACCATCGGCAGTATCTACAAATGTAACCTGTGAAGGCTTTAAAGGTTCCAAATTTTCCAAATATCCATCTGCCGTATACCTTGGATACGTAACCTGGTTCCCATTTCCTTCTAACATTAAAGTCCAAACAAGATTATATATAAAAGCCTTTCGAGTCATCCATTTATTTGGTTCAATATCAAGCTTTCTGGACAATTCGTTCTTTACTCTTACATCCCCCCGGTCTGTGTTCTGCATAAGATATATGGTCATATTACTAATTAAATCCGCATATATATCTACACACATTTTCACTTCCGGACAATTAGCAAGCTTTGTGTATCCATTTGTGACCAGGATATCATATGCATCCGGTGAGCAAAGCCATACCATACTTCTTTTCTGTGGAGCGTCTCTACTCTGATTATTGGGTTTTCTTTTTTTACTCATCTAACCACCCCTTTGCTTTTTGCGACTTTTCTAAATTTTCAAGCATACGAACACAGGCAAATACAGCTGCATCAAATACATCAATACGATGTGTTTCTTCGACTTTTTCGTACTGGATCATATCGTCCGTTTTTTCTATTGCACGGACATTGGCCACACAGTATTCAAACGGTTCAGCGCCAAAATAATAGAGCTTCCCGTCCTTCGCCTTTTTCTCAATATGACGGAAGCCCTCCGACTTTTTGTAGTAATATTGCGGTTGGTCAACAATTGTAAAACCTTTTTGTTTCATGCCAATAAAGTATTCTCTGCAGAATTTTCTATCATGGCCGACTTGCTTAATCTTGAATCCATCTTTTCGCATCTTATCAAACCAGTTCACCACATCAGAATGGTTTACTGTTGGATTATTGCACATATCGAGCCAGCCATCATCCTGCCAACCAAATAAAGGGATATTGTCCTCTTCGGCTTTCACATGTGCCGCTACAATCGGGAACCAGCAATGCGGAATAATAATATCAATATCTTTGTATGACCCATAAAGTGCGGACGTTGTTAAGTCATGCAACTTTGACAGGTCCGCACCACCATACCAATTAATTGATAGTGCTTTCACAAATTCAAGTTTTCTCTGCAATGGCCATGACGGGTCTATGCCTAAATCTTTTTCAGCTTTTCGATTACTCACCTGAAATTCAACTAGATTAAAATATGCCTTCATTGAGGATGTATATATATTTAAAGACTTCGCAAGGAAATCTTTTCTTTGCTGGGGATCGTTCTGCGCTTGAAGCGCATCATTCATTATGTCAGCTGGCCGGATCGTCACTCCATAACTTGGATTTGCCTTTTCATGTTCAATTGGGTTGGTATAATCTACATTGCCGTTCTCATCTTCATCTGCTTTACAAATAAAAATAAAATAAGCATCGTCTTGTACAATGCCGTCTAAAACTTTTTGACAATATTTCAAACGCTGATAACAAAAGCTGGTTACATCGTCACCAGCAGTAGTAATACCAATTACCAATTTATTTGTATAAGCCTTTGTTGCTTCTTTTAAAATGTTATATTGCTTTGGTGATTTGTAAGCGTGCATTTCATCAGCAATAACGATATTGCAGTTGAAACTGTCTTGTGCATCCGGGTTACCAGCCAGGGCTTCAAGATGTATCATGCCGCCATCGAAATCATCGTGGGAAATAGAGTGCTCCATGTTGTTGTCAAGAATGCGCCAACCATCAGCTATAGCGGTATTTTTATCTGGATACCAAACCTTAGTCAGATTGTAAATCCAATTTTCAAAACTCTTCATTGCCTGTTTAAGTACAGCACCAACGACATATACTGTCGAACCACTCTTGCGTTCCAGGATGCCGAGTGCCCAAGCCAGTGCTGAAGCAAATATCGTTTTACCGTTTTTTCGAGGAATAAAAATAAATGCCTCTTTAAACCGGCGCTCATTTGTACCAGGAATATAAAAAATCAAAATCGCATATATAACAAATTTCTGCCAAGGTTCCAATAATAATGGTTTCCCTCGCAAAGGAGTACCATCAAGAGCTTCTCCCTGCCGATGTTTAAAAGTTTTTTGAATGATATCAATAACAAAGTCCGCATCTTTTGTGCGGACCTCCCATTTACCTGATTCAATGTCATCAAGAAATCGCTTACAACATTGTATTCGTTCCTTATTTGCTAAAATTTTTCCACTAACAACGCCTTGAGCATACTCTAATACCTCCGCAACGTATTTTCCTTTTAATTTCATTTGCTACTCAACTCTTTAAGCATTACTGATAAACCTGATTCTTTTTTCTTTTTGAAGGCGGCCTCATCAGCTTTGAGCAAGCCCTGCGGAGTGAGTCCAAGCTGTGCGGCATATGCCAGGATATCCTTCCGGAGCGTTTCAAGGGTTGTTACAATAGGAGCTTTCTTAGTACCTGTATTTGTATATTCATCAAACTTATAATCAGATTCTATAAAGCGTTCAGTCAAAATTTTATACTGTTCCCGGAGTTGTGAGTATACCTCAATAATTGGTTCAAATTCAGGTTTGTATACGCCAAGCGATTTCATATAATCCCTTGTTTGATTAATTATGCTTTTTGGTCGTCCCATCTCATCAACTCCTTTCCATTTTCTGGTCTAATAAAATTTTCACCTTTTGCCAGAGAGGGAAAGAGGGCCCACCGCCAGTCAAAAAACTAAATAGTATTTTTTCGAACCTAGGGGGGATATCATTTTCTTCTCCCACCTTTCTCCGGATGCTTCTTGTTATGACACGCCAAACAAAGACTTATGCCGTTTTCAACTTTATATCTTAACTCCGGATATTCATCCACAGACTTTATATGATGTGCATGTGTCGCTGTAACTTTTTTACCAAACCTGATACATTCCTGACATAAATATTTATCGCGCCGTAATACTTTTTCTCGCCATTCTCTGTGTTTTTTGTGGTTATAATAGCTATTATCCATGATATATCAATCCCAATAAAAAAAAGAGTTTTGTTAGACTATTCCTCTTTTATAAAAATTTATAAAAATTTTAAAAAATTTTTCAAAAAAGTTATTGACAATAGCGTTACGCTATGCTATAATATAATTAAAGGAGGTGAAAAAGTGGGTAAGAAAAAGGGCAAAAGTCCAAAAGAAAAGGAGCTTATAATAATACTAGCAACAGCAATAATCAACTTAATAATCGCACTCATCGAGTTGATAGAAAAGTTGCTAGATAAATAAGCTCCACAGAGGGGAAAATCCCCTCTCCTCTAAATATATTTTATACTATCTTACCCACAATATCAATGACTATATTAATTATATCTTTAATTTTAAATCTCATACTAAATATAATATCTTTATTTACAGAAGTTAATATTACATTCAATATAATTGCTGTAATAATCGCCCTAATATCTCTTATATCTGCTTATAAAATATATAAGAAAGGTTGATTTATATGGAAATAAAACCAATTAAATTATCACCTAAAAAAAATGGTTATGGCCATATATCTAGTTATTCAATAAATATTGGTGCAACTGAAGCTCGTAAATGTGGCTTTGTCGATTCGGATGGCAATATGTTGCCAATTCAAAAAATAATTGATACTGCTAATAACCAAATTATAATAAAGCTTAAAGAGGACTGATATATAGGTCCTCTTTTTTAATTTTTTCTGTTTTGCAGTTAATCTGGCCATAACGTTCACCTCACCTGCCTTAAATATCTATACAAAACACAAGGACCCACCAAAGCGGGTCCTACGAAAGGGGGTTACGGTATAAAAATCCTATTGTAAATATTATAACATACCTAAACTGACACGTCACTGACAAAAAACTGACAAGAAACTGACAGATAGTTCGCATAATCCTTATTATGTGCAATATTTTATTTCAACTTCTGACTACAATACCTACAATACATATCATTTTTAGCTATTTTCTCTTGGCATCTAGGACAAAAATAAAACTTCCTTCCATCATATTCTTTGCACCAAACTTCTTTTACGTCTGTCAAATTGTTACCTTTTGCAACTAATTTCTTTATTGGTTCAAGTCTAAATTGATTATGTTCCCAATCAAAACCTAATCCTGCAAATTTAACACCGCTTGCTGCCCTTGCGCCTATTGAACTTTCTGAAAGTGTTATTAAAACTTGTATTTCTTCTGGATTTTGATGGGATTGTAAATGTTCAATTGTAAAATCTACTATTGCTTTTAACTCTTTTAAATTCACGGTCTCACTCCTTCCCTAATTTTTCTATTAATTTTGGTAACCCTTTTCTCACAATCTCAGCCGATGCTCTTTCAATAACTCTCTCAATGACTTCATCTTTCTTTGAATAGATGTATTGCTTGATTGCCTTGTCTACACCTTCCCTTATTCCAAACTTTGCTTCTCTGTTCTCGTAATATCCGTTTGCTACAATACGCTTTGCAATTTCCTGTGATACCAATTCAGCAATATAACTTTCATCAATTTCAATTTCTAACTTCATTTTTCACCTCTCCTTTTCAATTTTACAACGCATCCGCCCCAAAAAGCACAACCTTGAGTTTATTCACCAACCTGTTTTTATGCCGATAAAACGTCCGTTCATCGCAATGTAACCTCTCCGCAATCTCCGCCGGCGATAATCCATCCCAATACTTCAGCGGTATTATATCGTAATATTCATCATCCTTTATAGTCTCCAACGCCCGTTCAATCCGTTGTATTTCTCTTTTGGTCCTCATCATACTTAATTTTCGTCTTTCAATATATTCATCTTCATCCTGTCCGCCTGCTCCACTTCTGGACATTACTACAATATCAGACGACCTACGCTTTAATACCATTTGTCCACTCTTTATATCCTCTTCATCTTGAGCCACTTTTAATTTCAGCGCTGGCAGCGAATATAATAACCTCTCTGTTTCCTTAAAATAATTCCGCTGCCCTGCCTCAACTTCTGCATTAGCTTTAATAATAGCCTCTGTAGCCTTTTTTGTTGCTTCATCAACAGTCTTTTTGATTATTTTTATAACTTCAGGTGATATATCGGTTTTTGTTGACATTTTAACCCCTCACTTTCTTCGCTACTTTATTAAACTAATACTCTTCTGGCTCTTTACCTAACTGATAATATTCTTTATAATCTCTCCAATTATCCAAATCCAAACCTTTACTTTTTGCATCCTCATAATCTTCTTGACTGTATGGCGGTTCATTGCCATTGTTATAAAAATTTCCAAATTTAGAATCCATACAAAAACCTCCTTCACTAAACTACCACTAAAAGAACAGACTACCGAAGGAGGATTAATACATAATATGGTAATGGGGATTTCCCTCCTTTTCTTAATTTTTTATTTTTATTCGGTAGCCTGTTTATCTGCTTTGCTAAAAACTAACAATACTTCATACTCCTAATCCTTGCTTTTAAAGCTTCCAACAGTGCCTCTTGCCTCTGTTCTTTTCCGTTTAATACTTTCAAAACCTCTTCATCTACGGTACCTTCTGTAATGATATGATATATTCTTACCGTTTCCGTTTGTCCTTGCCGGTTTAACCTTGCAATGGCTTGCTGATATAACTCTAAACTCCAATTCAGTCCAAACCAAATAACGATATGGCCGCCGGCTTGAAGATTTAATCCGTGTCCTGCTGACGCTGGATGCGCCAATAAAATTTTAATCTTTCCTGCATTCCAATCTTTAACGTCCCGGTTCGTATCTAATATTCTTGCCTCCTTAAACTTTTTAAGGATCCTGTCTTTATCATGTTGAAAGTTATAAAACACTAATACAGATTCTCCATTTGCTTCGTCTATTAGTTCCTCTAATACTTCAAGCTTTTTATTATGTATCTCAATAACCTCTCTGTCTTCTGTGTATACCGCACCATTTGCAAGCTGAAGCAATTTATTTGTAACTGCTGCTGCATTAAGTGCTGTTATATCTTTCCCATCAATCTCAAGCACTGCCTCTCTCTCCAACTGTTTATATAAATCAAACTCTTTTTTATCAAGTTTAACCCTACGATTTATAAACAACGGCTCTTTCAATTTCAAATAATCTTTTGCTTTCATACTGATACAAATATCCTTAATTGCATTGTCTATTTCATCCTTGGCTCCTGCTTTTAACTTATATTCGTTGTAACCGGGACGGTAAAGCGTATCAAAATAACGTCTTCGGAATTCTGTCAATGTTTTTCCCAACCGTTCTCCCCGGTCCAAGAGATAAATTTGCGGCCATAAATCCTCATAGCCATTTGGTGTAGGTGTTCCGGTAAGCCCTATGATTCGTTTAATTCTCGGTCGTACCTTCCTTAACTTTTTAAATCTCAAACTTTTATTGGACTTAAAGCTTGATAATTCATCCACAATTACCGTATTAAAATCCCATTTTATCCCCAGTAAATCAACAAGCCATGCAATGTTATCTCTAGATATAATATAAACATCTGCCTCTTGTTTTAATGCGGCTTCTCTCTGTTTGGCCGTACCCATTATCTTTACTACCTTCAAATTTTGAAGATGGTCCCATTTTAAATGTTCCGTAGGCCATGTATCCTCTGCAACACGTTTAGGTGCTATCACTAAAGCTTTCACATCTTCAAGGTAATTATTTTTTAACTCTTCAATAAAAGTTAATGCTATTACTGTCTTGCCAAGTCCCATATCTAAAAAGAGTCCTGCTGCTGGACGTTCTAAAGCAAACTGTAAAGCTGTTTTTTGATAATCATGTGGAATGAACTTCATGCAGCAACACCTTCTTTATAAATTCATCAATCTGTTCCAAGCAGTCAATTTTATAGACATCAAATCCTAATCTTTTGAACTGCTTACGTACAACCTTTTGTAAACATGTTAAATCTTCTCCTGTTTTTTTCAGTTCTACAAAATAGCATCGTCCTCTATAAAGTACAATTCTGTCCGGCACACCATTGTTACCCGGCGAGGAAAACTTATAGGCCTTACCGCCAATTGCTTGGATTTGTTTTCTGAATTCTCTTTCAATTTTGCTCTCTAACATGTCTGTAAAATCACTCCTGATTTTTGAGGCCGTAAACAACGTAAACGAAATTTTCTCGTATAGCTTATATACGCTATATTAGGGGTATATATATACGCGTATACGCGCCTAATTTATATTTTTATCTCTTTTATATATATTTTGTTTACATTGTTTACGTTTGTCTGCTAACCTCTGATATAACTGGATTTAAGGCGTAAACAAAACTTACTTTTTTCTGTTTACGTTTGTTTACATTGTTTACGTTTAGGTGTAAACAAAATTTTTAGCGTAAACGGAATTTTTCTTAACTTTGTTTACGCACATATGCCCTTTGTATGCCATATAACTTTCCAAATCTTAATACACCCTTTGCACTTTCCCATCCATCCAAAGACCGTAAAATATCATTTATTTCCCTGCTTTGTATGGGCGTTAAGTTTTTCGGGTCACCCTTAAACAGCTCACACCAAATCTCCATAACACAGGTCTTATTCTTCTTAACCATAACGGTACTTGCATTTGTATTAAAATCATCTACTCCGTCAAGGTAGTTACGTCTCTCGTATAGGTCCATTTCATCCCAATTAGCCGGGTAATCCCGATTAAGATACTCTTCTATTAAGCCGGCCTTCGGACTATCCTCCGCATGCTCACGTTGTTGCTTTAATGCTTCTTCAGCTTCTTCACCTTCCAAGTATAACTTGGCCCCTGATTTATACAAATGAACTGCTTCCGCCCATATCTGGTCTACTTCTTTAGGAAGGTCTTTAAAAACATCCTTTACCGGCAATACTACACCACAATCCACCGGCCAATAACGTCTATCTCCGGTTTTATCTCTTAAAAACTGATGGTCATTTGAAGTACCCCAAAATACACATTGTCTTGGAAAACGTGAAGTCCTCCGCCCATAAGCCACTCGATAAATATCTTCTGATTTGGATAAAAACAATTTAACTGCTTCAATATCCGCCTTCTTCGTAGCCGTCAATTCTCCCAATTCGATATGCCAACATCCTTGTAATTGTTCATAGGCCTCTTTGCCTTTTACTGTATCTAAGCTATCATTGAACCAATCTTTAGCCAGTATTCGAATAAAAGTACTCTTACCTATCCCTTGTGGCCCTGTTAAGGTTAGCATGGTATCATATTTACATCCTGGCTGCATGACACGTGCAACGGCCGCAACAAGATGTGTCTTTATAACCGCCCTTGTATAAATATTGTCTTCGGCACCTAAGTAATCCGTAAGAAGGGTCTCAACTCTCCTTTGGCCGTCCCAGGTTAAGCTATTAAGGTATTCTCTCACCGGATGAATTCTATGATTTTGATATACGATTGCCACAGCGTCTGCAATCTTACTGGCACCGGTCAAGTTATAATGATGTTCTAAAAAATGCCTGACACCGGAATCGTCATCATCACACCAGTCCCGCACATAATCTTTTTCACTCCAAGGAAGTTTACCGGTAACGGTTGCTCGATTGGAAAACTCATTATAGACCAGTTTTCCTTTTATTCTTGGGTCGTTTTCTAAAATAATGACCGCATTGTCTATCGTGCTTCTTAGTCTTCCTTTATTATCATAATCCAATAATTTAAGCCATTCGGTGTCTATATCTTCCTCTGAATCTTTAAAATCTTCCATTGCTTCATTAAGGCTTTCCGTTCCCATTGTTATTTTGACCTGTTCATCATTACTTGCAAATTCACTCATGGCTATAAAGCTTGGCAGTCTGTTTGCAGGTGTATCCGGCTTTGCATCCTCATCCATAGCACCGAATTTATGAATCCGGACAAGGTCAAAAGCGTTACAAAGCATTCCCGAAACAGGATCCGTTGCATGATGTGAGTATGCAAACTTATCTTCATACGTAACCAATCCGCCTACAGTGGACCCTTCTGCATAAGTGTACCGGCCTTGTATACGAGTAGGGATATAAATATCACTTAAGAATTTTTCAATTGCCTCCGTTATGCTGTAGGTCCTGCAGAACGCACCTATAATCCCCTTCTTTACAAGCGGGTCTTCCTGCTTTTTGATTTGTGTATTAATCTTGACTGCATGTCTTGAACTGGTCGGCCAAAAGGAAACGTCTTTCCAGTCAAGATATTTGTTGAGCACTTCATCCGGATCCAGCCAAGGCCCCTCTTGTCTCTTAAATACAAACTCGCCATCGGCTGAAGTACTGGGCCAATACATTAACCGGCTTGGTTCATAGGTGGTATCGTCAAACATATCAATGCCGATTTCTTCAGCAATTTTGCGTCCTATGGCCTGATATTCGTCTGGAAATACCGGCCGATCCAAAGGTATGATAAGCCTAAGCCTTGGATTCTTTGGTTCATGAGAATGGGTTGAATACATAACGATTTCAAAGTCATTCAACATGGTGATGCTATCCCATAAGTCACTTACGGACATATCTACATTATCCATGTCTAAGGTAAGAAGGGTCCTGTTTGCTATATTTTCAGCTTTTCTTCTGCCGTCTTTTAAGGTTCCGCCCACAAAACCGCCTACATCTTTTATGGCATCTCTCTGTGACTTGGGCATATTTTTGTATTCCGCAAAGGTTTCACGGGTTCTGGTAGTAGTTTGTAGTTTTTCAAGCAATGATGCATAGGTAATCTCAACATTTTTCCAATTTTTTTCGGTTCTGCTTCTGCCAATGGCAATACATATTTTTCGGTTTGGTTCTGTTTTTGCTTTTATCGCTTTTTCCGGTTTCAAAGCCAAATCACCACCTAATCTTTTCGATAATAACGGCATTCGTAACCATCAGCCCTTAACGGCAACCCCTTTGCCCACGGAATTTCCTGTCCCATAATGCCGGTTATTATCTCAAGTTCATTCCTATCTTC